CCACCGTTCTTCCCACCGTTCTTCCCACCGTTCTTCCCACCGTTCTTCCCACCGTTCTTCCCACCTTCATTCTTTGCACCACCGTTCTTCCCACCGTTCTTCCCACCCTCATTCTTCTTTCCACCAGGCTTTAAGAAACCGCCTGCTGTTATGTGTATAGGTGCAAAAACAACACTGTTTACAGCATTAGGACAGGTTGCAGCCGAAGACATTAAAGTTGGAGACGAGGTTCTTACAGTATCTTCAAATAATTTAACCTCTAATGAAAATGAAGAGTACTCATTGTTAACAGACAAAGTAGGGTTTGAAGGAACAATAGTAACTGAATCTTCAATAGGAAAAGAAAATATTGTTTGGTTTAACAATGATCCATTAACTTACTATACTTTACATCAACCAATATTTGTAAAAACAGAAGATGGAATTGATTCTAAGTATATTGCTCAATTAGAAGTTGGAGACAGCTTGTTAAACATTCAGCCAGATGGAACAGTTTCTTCTACAAAAATTGAATCTATTCATATAAGCGATGATCTACAAGAAGTGTATACAATAAGAACTTCGCCAAATCGCTACTTTATAGCTGGAGGCAATTTAGTAATTAGCTAAGCTGTTAAATGGGGCATGATCAAGTCATGCCCCATTGACATAATATGTTATATATTTTATAATGTATCTATAGAGATAGGATATACATGTCACAGTTTTGGTCAGAAAAAGAACAATTATTCCCTGGAATATGGGTATATAGAGATATTATTAAAAAAGATTTAGACCTAATGAATAGGGTTGAAAATTTTATTAATAAAAGCTCAAATCAATCATGGCAAGAAGCTTTAGTTGGCCACTCGCAAAAATTTCCAGAATATAGAGATTGCCTAGATTTTAAAATTCAAAAAAATACTAATCCAAATATGACAATTCAAGATATTGAATTAAATAAAATTTGGCAGGATGCATATGACTCACAGCTTCATGCAGTAGCAGATTACTGCAATATGTATAATGTTAAAATGGATTATTGGGAAGCAATGAATTTTATAAAATATGGCCCAGGCCAACATTTTCAAGAACATGCAGATCATGGGTTTTCTTATATATCTACTGTATCTTTGGTTGCATATCCTAACGACGATTATGAAGGTGGAGAGCTATTTTTTCCAAAATTAAATTTAAGCATAAAGCCAAAAGCTGGCGATCTATATATTTTTCCTTCAACCTTTTTATTTTCACATAGAGCTATGCCAGTTCACAGCGGAACAAAATATTCTATAGTTACAATGCTTGACTATAATGATGATACTCATAATATGGAATATCAACAGTTGGTTCAAAGAAGACTAAATAAAAATGCATAAAGTAGATGTATATAAAATTAGAGAAGGATACGGAGACATTGAGCCGCTAAACATTAAAAGAGACTGGATGGACAATACGTATGATGCACATGCATATAAATGTTTTCCAGTAACATTAACTAATGGCCTAGGCTTTGGGATATCTTTTCCAGAAGACATAATTTTTATTTGGGACGGAATATCTGATACTAGCCCAGACCATGTTAAAATATTGTCTGGAGAAAAATATGCTTATAGCGGTAGAGCAAATGCAACCGTTAGCTTTAATACTGGGCTTATGTTTAGAACAGATGAAGAAACAAGCATTCTTCAAATGCCAGTTCCTAATCAATTTATAGAAGGCGTTCATCCATTTACAACATTAATCAGTACATCTTTTTTTAAAGGAGAAATACCATGTGCATGGAGAATAACAAAACCAAATACAGAAATTGTTATTAAGGCTGGCACACCAATTATATCTATACTGCCTTTATCTCTTACAGGAATAAATAACTCTGAAATTACACTTAAATCAATGTCGGATTTACCTAAAAACTATTTTTACGACTCAGACTATTCAAATATAGTTTATGAATTAAATAGAGAAGGAAAGTGGTCTAATTTTTATAGAGATGCTGTTGATCATAAAGGCGGTAGTATTGGAAAACATGAAGTTAAGTCTATTAGGCTTAAAGTTATCAAAGATAAATTAATAAATGGAGGTAAAAATGCAAATCACAACAAATAAAGACCATTTAATTGGTGCTCCTATATCTATAACCCCGTCTGGATTTTTTGGCAATTCAATTAATAATATTGTAGAGATAGAAAACTTTATAACCATAGAAGAAAGAGAAAGACTAACAAACTTTGGACTAAATAATACAATATGGGATTTTACAGAAACTCATGTAGACAAAGACGGCCTTGTTCTATATGATGCAAATGTTTGGTCAGAGCGTGTTGCAACATATTATTCTCTTTTAAAATCAGACGAATCTATTCTAGTACTAATTGATGATATGATTGCAAGATTAAAAGTTAGAGTAGATGAGTTTTTTGACGTAGATGTTCGTGAAACTGGCCCAGCAATTGTTAGATGGCCCATAGGAGCAAGACAAGAGCCTCATGCAGATAAAGAATTTCATATAGGAGAAGAGCGTGGCAGAGCAAATGATTTTCCTCATTATGATATAGCTTCTTTATTTTATTTTAATGACGGCTATGAAGGCGGAGAGCTTTATTTTCCAGTTCAAGGAATTGAGTTTAAGCCGAAAGCTGGAGCAGCATATTTTTTCCCAGGAGATAGACATTATGTCCACGGGGTAAGACCAGTAAAATCTGGACATAGATTTACATCACCATTTTTTTGGACAATAATGAAGCATACAGGAGAAAAGCAACCATGATAAATCTACTAGATAGCCAGGAAGACTTTGAGGTTATTGAATTAATGCCTAAAGTTTTTGTATATAAAAATGTAATGCCAGATATTGAAAATTTATATAATATTATGAAAGAGTCTGAAGAAAATAGTAAAGGAAAGTATTTTTTAAAGACTTGGGACCCATGGTCACATTTTGGTACCTATACACAGCATAAGTCTGAAGAAGACAATGCTGAAAAAGGAGAGATGTATGAAAAAGAAAAATATTTTGTAAATACAGTGAATGAGACATATTCTAAAATAATATCTGATTATGTTAAAAAGAATAATATTGATTTGCCAAAATCAGCCAGATTTAGCGGATCTTCTTTTTCTAAATATGAGCCAAACATTGATCATATGTCTAATAATATGACAATGCAATACCATACAGATTTTATTATGTCTCAAAAAGAAATGCCTGGAGAAAAATTTTTAATAACATGTACTATGTATATTAACGATGATTATGACGGTGGTAATATTGAGTTCTTTGTAGAGGGTAAAAGATATGACTATAAGCCAGAGGCTGGAGATATACTTGTATTTCCATCAATTGCCCCATATTATCATGGAGTAAAAACAATTAAAAATGGACGTAAATTCTTTGTCAGAAACTTTGTTATGTATGAGTATGAGGGGTCAGAAGAGTGGCTAGCCAATCAAAGAAGATATGGTGCTTATAGGTGGGGTAAAATGGAAATTGATAGAATCGAAGAAGAAGATCCAAAAAATATGATTTACCTAGAAAATGGAGAAAGGGTGTCTTATGAAGAAGTTGAGAGAAGATATAGTAATTAGTGAAAACTTTATAACAGAAGAAGAAGCAAGAAAAACTATAGAGGTTTTTAAAAAGCTTGACGAAAAAGATGAAGGTTTTTGGAAGCCAATTTCTTTTTATGAATCTTATTCTTCAGGGTACCCAGAAGATAATGATCCAATTTTAGCAGAAGTAGGATTACCTCCAACATGGTTTTCTGATCTTTACCAAAAGTTTAGAAATCTAACATCAGAAATGTCTGGAGTTCCAGAAGAAAAACTTTCTAAAATAAGTTTTCATTCTCAGAGATGGTTACCAGGAGCATTTGCACCAGTTCACTCTGATAACACAACAAATGATGGAAAATACGGAGCATTTGAAAGAAGCAGGTATGCAGCCTTCTTATATTTAAATGATGATTTTGAGGGCGGAGAACTTGTTTTTCCAGAACATGACATAAAGCTATTGCCAAAAACTGGTATGATTGCAGCTTTTCACGGAGGACATAAAAATCTACATCAAGTTGATATTGTTAAGAAATCAGCTAGGTACACCATAGGCTCTTTTTGGGATGATAGAGAAGAAGCAGATTATCCAGAAGAACTTCGTGAGGCATGGAAGGCCGAGCTGCTTGAAGTAAGAGCATATCAAAAAGAAGAGTCTGTAGAATGGAAAGATATTAGAGAAAAAGGTTTAAGGCTTTCTCCAGATGGCAAAAAGTATCCAGCAGAAGAAGTAGAGGAAATTAAATAAATGTACACAATGTTTGATTTAAAAATTGCTCAAGACGGTATATATTATTTTGAAAACACTATTAGTTATGAAAAAGAATTAATAGATATATTAAACAAAATAGATTCTGATGAAAGATCTCATATCAGAATTCCTAAATGGGAACCATGGTACTCTAGCAATGATATGTCAACTATGTACGGTCAAAAAAAATTTATTCATTCATCTAATCTTAAAAAGTCTACTGGAGACGACCTACTAGATAAACACACTCTTTATATAGTTAACAGTCTTTTGATGGCTCCAGAAATGTGTGCAATAAATTTTTGTAAATTTAATAAAATTGATCAATCCACCATAAACTTAGATTTAAGTCATGTTTCATTAAGTAGATATGATTCTGGTCAAGGTATGGGACCGCACTATGATGGACAAGATGGAGATTCTAATTTAAAATATTCTTTTGTAACTTATCTAAATGATGATTACGAAGGTGGAGAAATAAATTTTCCAAATCAAAATCTTACTATCAAGCCTAAAGCAGGAAGCCTAGTAATGTTTCCTTCACAAAAGCCTTACATCCATGAATCAAAACCAGTAATATCTGGAGTAAAGTATATGTACACAACTCACTGGGTTGAATAAAATGCACACATACTTAGAAAATGAAACTGTATTAGCAGAAGGAATACACTCATTTACTAATATTGATTTTGTTAATATAATGGAAGACATAAACACATCGGTAAAAAATGGCTCAAGGGCTTGGATGCACTTGGATAATAATACAAGTAATCCAGAAGTCATACAATTTTTTGCAGAAGACGAAGATCCATCAATATATAATAAAATATATGATAAATTTATTGTATATGAAAAACAGTTTTTAAAAGAGTATGGTACAAAAAATTATGGCATAGAGTACTCTAATTGTGAAAAATCATACATATTAAAGTATAGTCCTGGAATGCATGGAGAGCACCACTTCGACGACCTTGTTGATGGAAAAACAAGAAGGGTTAGCGTAGTTTATTATCCTAATGATGATTACACTGGTGGAGAAATTGAATTCCCTCGGTTTAATATTAAAGTAAAACCAAAAAAAGATCAAGCATTAATTTTTCCAGCTAATTTTGTTCATGAACATATTATTTCTTCAATAAAAGAAGGAACAAGATATATTATAGGAGGATTTTTTTACTAATGTTAAAAGATTACGATTTTGAAGTGCTTGCCCCAGGTATACACATATACAGCAATGTTGGCTTTTTAGATCATTATAATAAGATAATTGACTATGCCAAAGACGAAAAATTAGATTGGGTGGCCAGAAGACCACAACATAATTTAGACGATATAATGTTTTATCCAGAAGACGAAGGATACATTAAAGAAATATACGATGATTTAGACAAATCTTTTAGAGATATTGAGCAAAGTTACCTACAGCATTTTCATACTCCTACAAAAAAAGCAGAATTTTCTAAAAGAGAATTTTTTTACATATTAAGATATAAAGACTCAGATTGGGGCGCACACCATTTTGATGATTATCTTCAAGACACTATAAGAAGAGTTTCAACAGCATATTATCCAAATGATGATTATGATGGTGGGGAACTATATTTCCCAAGACTAGATGTAACAATAAAGCCAAAGGCAGACCAGCTTGTTATTTTCCCGTCTTCTTATGCATATGACCATAAGATTCTTCCCATAACTTCTGGCACTAGATACATAATTGGCTCATGCCTAAGCTAGTCTTACATAAGGTATAATATAATTATGTCTTACATAATTGAAGTATTAAAAGATAACCCAATGGGCTTTTGGACCCTAGATGAATCTTCTGGCACCACAATTATAGACAGATCTTCATGCGGGAATAATGGTTCCTTTTCTGCAACAATTACAAATTCAAAAGAAATGCCTTTAGTATATGGAATAGCAAG